AGATCGGTCAGCATCACATCGTCGGCAGAGGATGGAAGAAACACCGTCGAGAGCCATCAGGCCGTTTGCAGCGCCAGAACCGGCCATCAGGACTGGGGATTGCCTCGGAGTACGGGACAAGCTCCTTCACGACAAAATCCATCGCTCCGTTGCCTTCACCGACACGAAACGTCGCATCAACCTCATAGCCGAATCTGTTCTCGCCAATATGTCCATAGACAAACACCCCACAGTCGGATTCACCGCAACACCACTCGCCGGCATTGTTACGGTAACCGTTTCGGCTTAGCCATGAATCGTGAGCAGAACTAAAATCGATCAGGGAAAAGACAATCAGAAGCCCGAGGATGCATCTCATTGGACTGGGATCTGATTAGATGCGGCAAAGGCAAGGCCCATGAAAACGAAATCAAGATCCATCCCAGCCGAGGCCTGGAACGCAAGCTTGTCACCCGCCACACGATCACAGAGAACAGGAGGATCAAACCTGAAATGCTCGCGAAAATCATAAGTGTTTACTACCGAATGGCCAAGACTGATATCACGAGTGAAGTCAGAACCAACCTCAGCTCCATTGGCTGTATTATATGCGATTCCCCCAGGATCGACCCAGGCAGCCAATTCCGACATGCCAAACGGTTTGCCAGGAGAGCTTGAGCACGCAAGCCAACATGCAGTGATAAACAATCTCTGCGGAACGAATGATGGAAGATAAAGAGGAAAGACGCCAGGATTTGTTGGTGATGTGTCACTGATCCATTGTTTTCCAGTGAAAGCCGGAACACCAACATAGGTACCAAATACCGGGCTTTGTCCTGGAATCCTCGGTATCCAATAATATTCTCTCTGAACAAGAGGAGGAGCATATTGAGCAATTGCAGGGCTGGCGATCATCGCACTCATACCAGCCATGAGGCTACGTCGATCGATCTTCATTCTATCTCCTTATCCCAGGAAAAAGCCCTGAAAGTATGTTCCACTCACAAGACCGCTAACTGAGTGTGTACCGCCGCCTGTCGTCAAGAAAAACAGCTCATAGAAGTCCGACCCATTTGCGCTATCAATTGCGACACCCTGAGTCGCTGGAGCGAATGACGCTCCAGACATTGTGACTGCGACGATATCGCGGTAACGAGAACCATTCTTGTAGATGGAAATGAAGGCGATCTGCTGATCGACTCCGCTATTCAAACGAACGCTGCCGATAATCATGTTCTTACCAGACGGCGGAGTCCATTTGCTATTAGCGGCGTCATAGAACCCGCCAACGTCAAATTCTTCCGTCGTGAACGTGATCTTTGTGAACGTATTATCTGCTATTCCAGTCTGATCAGTCGCGTTCTTATTTGCACTGAAACATGGTTGCGACGGCGTAATTATCTGAGCAACCGTGAGCGTCCCACTGGCACTGACGTTGCCACTGTCATCAAGGGTAACAAGCGAGCCCTGAACCGTTCGACCATCCGTACCATCCCAGCGAACGATGGCGTTATCGGTAACTGGTGTGCTCGATGTCGACACAGGACCGCCAACACCGCCCTCATAGAGAGCGCGCACAGCACGCGAAATGCGCTCGGTATTGTCTTCAGTGGCAGCGGGAACCGGGCCGGGAATCATTCGCTAGTAAGCCTTAATCGATCATCGTGGAGCGCCAATTGGGCACCCAAGACGCCATTCGCTCGGACCATCTCATTGCGGAAGGAATCGATTGAGGCTCCTGCCTGCCGCGTCTGTTGGGCATTCTCGATCACCAGCATGGGGAGAAGTTCCATGCTACATCCCCATTTATTAATCTGCTCGCCTGTATTGGGATTCTGACCGATGACATTAATGAACCATCGGCATTGGTGCTCCTTGCAGGGAGCGCGCCACAGCGGACAATCGGCCTTCTTGGAGAACATTCAATCCTTACTAGCGATAATCAAATCGACATATTGCACGGCGAAATCGAGACCCGTACCAGAGCCACCTGACGCAACGGTGTAATTGGGAAAACTCACGGTATGATCCGACATCGCAGCAAATTGACCTGACGCGTAATAGGAGCTGCCGCCAGCGATCGCCGCATTCGTCGTCGTTGATCCAGAATTTGGAACAATGGCACTTCCACCACCAGACAGATGGGTTAATGTCTGTGAAGCCGTATTTGGAGTCCCCGTAAAATTGACGTTCGGCAGATTTGCTTGGGCAATCGTGCGCGAGGCAAAAATGCTAGTAAAGGCCGTTGAACCGCCGGAACTAGCTGTGCCTGACACAACACGCAATGCCTTGTCATTATGCGTCGATTGCTTCGTCCATCCGGTCGGCGCTGCCGTTTGCTGAAAAAGCATCAACGTTCCGGACGCAAACGCTGCATTATAGGGACCGCAGATGATCCAGCACGACCCAGCGTTATTGTAGACCAGATCATGCACGGCATTCGTGACGACGACGCCAGTCGGCAGCGCCGTCCCAGAAGAAAGGAGCTGGATCGCCTTGGCCCCGAGACCATCCACATTTAGCGTAGGGGATGCACCATTGGCGGTATGGAACCGCACCCGGACGGCCATGCCATCCATGGCCGAAAGAGACGTGAACACCTGATTCGAGGTAAGCGTGTAGGCCGTACTTGAGCCGGCCGTGAGCAGGGAACCAGAAATATCGTCGCGGAACTTGGCCGCCGCTGCCATCACGGCGCGTGACGAATCGTTCACCGATGATGGGGCTTGGCCCTCAGCCCAATTGATCGAGGCATCAGCATTTGAATTGCTTGCTGCCGTCTTGGACCATGTAAAGAGAGTCATCTTGCGTGACCTATATCAAGCATCCGCGTGAGAGCCCATGTCACAACAAAGGCTATTCCAATCGCAATTAGGCTCGCCAGATAGCCGTTCGGAGTCAGATGCCAGTGAATATTGGTGAACATGACGGCGAGAAATATCGCTATCTGGAATGCTTTCCACATCATCGACCGAGAATACCACCTTGGCCTTGGTTGAGCTGTTCAAGAGCAAGAAGCCCTTGCAAACTCGTGGGACGGATCGCAGCATTCGGAAAAACCTGATTAGAGAGATAGCGATTTGCCGGAGAGCTTAGCGCCACATTAGCAAGCGTTCGCGGGGCGGCAGCGCCGGCTGCGGCCCCGATCATGCTGCCGACCATCGGGTGACCTAAGGCCGTCCCGGCCGCATAGCCGACGCCAGAGCCGATCAGGCTGGCCAAGCCAGTATGGCCGCCTCGCTGAGCCTGCAATCGCTCTGCCGTGCCTGACGTCGGCAGAGGTTTCATGATCGCTTCTCCAGCTCGCGCCAGATCGGCAAAGTCGCCTTGGCCGCGGCCATACGCCCGTCGATTCTGGGCTACCGTGGCGTTGCGGAGAACTGATGGGGAAATAAGACCCATGGCCGCGTCGGAACCCGGGCCTGTAGCCGCTCGCTCCAAGACGATCATGTTCTTATATTCGCGCCGCGCTTCCCTCAGAAGTTTGCGATCGTCCGGATTCGTCATGCTCCGCGCCATGGCGTCATCAAGCGCATTGCGGATGCCGAACAGGGCATCTGAAGCTTGCGGGTCGGAATTGATGAAGCCCCGCGCTGCTTTATCCAGCCGGGAGCGCATAGCCATGTAGGCATCGCCGGCCAGGATGCCGTTATTCGCAGCCGCGATATCGCCGATGTCCTTGATGACGCCATCAACAATCGGCCTCTGCTGGGAGGTCGGAACAAGCTTTTTGTACTCTTGCGATACAGAATTCAGCTCATTTCCCAGATTAGTGTCGAGGGTGACGCTATTGCGTGAGGCAACCGTGTCAAATTTGTTTCCGATCCGATCAAATGCCGCATCGATCACGGGAGCAGTAGCCCGGGGCTCGCCTTGGATACCAGCACGCTGCAATGCAGCTCCGGTGAACTGCTCGGCCTTTTGCGTTGCAATATCGGGATACTTGCTTCCCGTCTGCTCGAAATACTGAAGCCGCTTGTTACCAGTGATATCCCCCGGGGTCAGAGCCGTGACTCCTTCCCCTTGTAGCGTTCTGACCTGTGCCAATCGCTCAGGGTTGGTCGGCAAAGGGGTTAAGACGCGTCCGGCCATGCCAGGAGCCATCCCGCCGGCTACCGCACCAGCGACCCGCGCATAGGGTTCTAGAGGACTTCCCTCAATCGCCTGCCCTGCCGCCTCGCTGCCGAGACCAGCACCTAGGGCCGTTAAGCCACGGCGAACCAGGCCGCCACCGCCGGGAACCGCCATTCCAGGCAAGAACTCACCGACCATCTGTGCATACTGACCAGGTGTCGTCTGTGGCTGATAGAATTTGCCGGTCTTGCTCTCAATCGCTCCTTGGATATCGGCCGATGTCGGCGCATTGGCCAGACCAGGATAGAGACCGGCCACGAGCTGATGGACACGGCCAATCTGTTCATCACTCAATCCAGCACCTTGGAGCCCGGATTTAATCAACTGGCCGAGATCGCCAATCATGCCGCCAAGGCCGATCGCGCCTTTAGCTGCCCCGATACCGGCCGACTTGGCAATATCAGTAGCCAATCCAGGGGCAGGTGACGTTTCACGTGAAACGTCGGTGGAACCAGAAAGAGCGCCAATTGGCGGTGTGGCTATGGCCGGCATGGCCGGGGTCAGAGGTGTCTCAGGCACCGCCGGTGCCCCGGTATCGGCCGGTGCATTGCGGTACATTTGCAGCAATTCCTCGGTGGAAAAGTGCGAGAAATCGGTCATTGCAATGGCACCTTGACGCCCCGACGAATCAGCTCGGCTGCCAAATCGGCTCTCGGGAATGTCGGCAATTCTGGAACGTTTCTCTGGTAAGACTGCGGCATATCGACGCGGTAAGCTCCCAAAAGCTCGCTTCCAGCCGGCGCTTTGGCGGCTACCTTGTCAACAAGCTGATTATGGCGTTCGATCTTGCCCCGATTAAGTTTATCGAGAATATCGAACACCCGGCGGATCGATCCTTCCTCAAGCGAGATATCACCGGCGGCCATTTTCTCCGCATATTCGCGATCCTGATTGGTGATCGACGTCCCTGATCCGAAATTCTTGACTAGGGCGGCAACTTGCTGACCCACCGTTGATTGGAACGTTTCGGTATTGATCGTCCTTGGATCGGTCGGCTTGCCCAGAAATTCCATGAATTTGGACAGCGCCAGCCTGTTCTTGGCAAATTGTCCGCTGAAAATACCGGCCTTGGCATCGAGTTGAGCCCGCAGATCATTAGTCGCTTTGAGAGCGTCCACAGCCGAATTGGCAGTTTCCAGTCCGCTGTCGAGCCGAGTTGTGAACTTCCCGAGAATAGACCGTTGGGTCTCCGCTTCCTGTTGGGCAGTAGCGGCCTGCTGTTGCCAATCCTCGAACGAGATTGGCTTCTGTCCGGCCGCCTGCGTCTGCTGAACATAGAGACGGTAATTCTTGATTTCGTTGGTAGGCTCAAGTGACTTCGACAGTGCGTCGACGCTCGCCTTGAGGGCATCCTGCGTATTCTTCGGCAGGAATGGATTTCCTGCCATCGTGGCAAGCTGATTCCGAAATTGCTGCATCTCGGGATTGTTCAGCGTCGCAGGCGGGGCCGTGATCCCTGCCGTCCCCGCTACGGTTGGTGCCTGAGCCACTTGGGTCATTGGCGTCAAGGTGAATGCCGTGATGGGCTTGCCGGTGATATTTTGGACATAATTTCTCGTTTCTTCCGGCATTTTCAGCGGATTTGCTCCCGCCTTGAGCCATGCCGAGAGATTTCCAGGGCCCCAATTGTAAGCCGCGAGTGCAAGCCCGTCGTTGCCGAACTGCTTCTTGAGATCGGCCATGTATCCGGCTGCCCCAGGAATGGCCGATTCCGGTTTGAATGGTTCAACACCGCGCTCCTTGGCCGTTGCCGGCATGAACTGGGCAATTCCCTGAGCACCAGCCGGACTGACTGCATTCGGATTAAACCCGCTTTCCTGCCGCAACTGACGCGCAAACTGGCCAGGATCGAGACCAACAGAAGCCGCAGCCGACTTAATCAAATTACCGAATTGCCCGATGAGACCAGGTTGTGATTCGCTCGGTTGAGCCTGCGGTTGCTGACCGACACCATAAATCTGTGATGCCATCCTTCCTATGTTTTGCAGGTCGGGCGGCGCATTTGGAGACACCAGCGGGGCGTTAAGAGAGCCGAACGGTGACGGTTGCGTCGGTTGACCGCCCCCACCCCTAATGGCCTCCGCTCCCTGTTGAGCGCCAAGCAATTGAAGCTGTAAGGCGAGCAATCGTTCCTGTCGCATTGGATCGGCGAAATTAGCAAGCGCATCTTGAACATTGCCAAGCACGCCGCCGCCCTGCCCGGATGTCATCCCCAATAGATCGAGAAGGCCAGCCATATCAAAGACCCGGAATTATTCCCTTAAGGAACCCGAGAGCAGAGGAAAGGCCGCTGGCCATCCCCTGGGCCGGAGACATTTGTCCGCCTGTGCCACCACCTTTGAACAGATCGGCAAAGTTGCCGAAGTTGAATGGCGTCGTCTTGGACTGCACGTCAGTGCCTTGCACATTCTGCGTCCCACCGAGCTGCGCCATGGGAACCACAAGATTGGAAAGAGCGCCAAGGGCCTGAACAGGGATTCCGCGACGTGCGGCCTCGACAGCCAAAGCCTGCGCGAACGGCTGATTGTTCGCCGCTAGAGCCTGGTCGGCTGTCTGGACGCCCTGAAGCTGATTGCCGAGCTGCGTCTGATTGAGCGCACTCAGGAGCCCAGTAGTCGTGTTGCCGGCGCCGTAGAGAGCATTGATTGCGCCAAGCTTCTGGTTGGTCATGTTGTTGTAGGCATCGAGCAAGGTGGGTGCCACGCCGGCAGAAACACCACGTCCAACCTGATAGCCATAATCACCGGAACCGACCGGCGAGATGCCCGCCCCCGCGTACGCTGATTTGATCCGATCGAGGATATCGCTCGTGAGCTGGTTCGTGACTCCCGTCACCGCCGGATTGGTGTAGGGATTGGTGTCCATCGTCGCGTAAGGCGATATCTGACCGACGAATGTATTGTAAGCGTTCGTGGCCATCCCCGTGCCAGGACCGCCACCGCCGGCCAGAAGATTGGCCGCAAGGGCATTGATGCCGCCGGCAAACGGGTTTCCTGCATTTGCGTTCGCCTGCAATCCCGCGAGAGCCGCCTGCTCGTTTCCGGTAATCTGAGCATTCGGGATGTTGCCGACGATCTGATTGGTGATCCCACCGAGTGCCGGCCACAGAGGCGACCATGGGCCTGTGGTCGTCGTCTTGTTGATGGTATCTGTAGTATTTGTTGTGTTATCGAAGAAACCCATCAGCGTTGTCCTGTCGGGAAAACATCCATGACCATCCCCATGGCATAGGTCCAGAGCGTTGCAGCCGGAATCCTGATCCGACCTCTAGCTAGTTGCGTATCGCGCCGCTGTGGGCACCGGCCCTGCGAGTTAATGAGCGTCTCGGACGTCTGCGAGAGAGCAGATTGTGCATTGTCCCGATAGCGGATCGAACCATAGACGGTTGGCGCATCGGTCCGAGGCTTGATGCTAGAGATAAACATGCGGCGCGAGTCGTCGCCTTGTTCGGGTATCTCGAGTGTTCCCTCAAGATTCGTTCCGTTGAAGAACCCGAGCTGTCCTGCCGTTGTTGCGCCGGCAAGGCTGGCATTCAGGGCCGACTGAACGGCATCAAGGGACGATAAGGTTATCGTGTCGATATTGGTCCCGAACAGGCTATCCAGGCCATCCAAGGTCACACCGGGCCGCGTAATCGACGCGAGAAACTGACCCGATATGGAGAGGACCGGAGACCACCGATCGAGCCCGAAATCATAGCAGAGCATCTTGTCATATTGCGTTGTCGATGAGGCCGATTGTGATTTGTAGGCCCAGAATGCTCGGGTACCAGATGGATCGGCAGCGCCGATGAGCATCTGGAGATTACCCAGGTCTAGGTCGGCCAGAAAGGTTCTATCGACGCGCTCCTTCCCGATCGGCGACAACTCACCACCGTAATACATCTGGAAGCCTTGCGGCGAAACGTACAGGACGCGCTCACCGGATCGCACGATGGAGTAGGCCCCGAGCAATCCCTTTTCCTCGGATACGCGCTCGAAGCTAAAGGCAGGCTTCGCTCCCGAGATATAGGTCATCTTGCGGGTAACGGTTTCCTGCAAGACAAGACCGAACTCTCCGCCGGCTACCCCGCGCACGACGCCACCATCAGGAAGGTCCACGAAGTTGGCAAATCCAGTTCCCGCCGTCCATGTCGTGATACCGTCTAGATCAGAATTATGGACTCGATTAGGATTGGACGTGAGGCCAGAGAGAACGAGGAACCTCCCGACAACGGCAACATAGCGCGCGGTTGGGGGCGAGCCGGCCAGGTCGGCGAATGCCGTCCCGGTCAAGGCAATAGACTGCGGGGCCGTATTGGCCTGCACGGCCACAGCCGTCGATCCGAACTGGGCGAATTGCCACTGATCGGTGGTTGGAACGGCGGAGTAGGCAAGCCCGCTCTTGGAAACATCGATCCAATCCAGTGTCGTATTGTTCAGAGTGAATAGGCGTGTAGATGTCGCGGCAAATACAAGGATCGTTCCATCGGTCTTGCGCGCGTAGAACAGTCCACGGCAAATACTATTTGCTGCCGTGTCATAGGCCTTCTGTGGCGATGTAAAAGCTGCCGTCCACCGGGCAATGCCGACGCTCATCCTGAATTCGTCAAGCCAGCCATTCCACTCGTTGCCGGTCTGCTCACCATTCCTACCGACCGAAATCTGGTTGGCTGAATCCTGAACTGTCGCGCTGAATGCGGTGTTACTCCCTTCCTGCGTTCCATCGATAAACAGTTTCAGCACGTTCGACGTGCGCACGAAGGCAACATGATGCCAACCCGTATTCAGCGCGTTGGTGAATTGCGTGGTTCCGGTGACCGTCGTTAGTGACGCACCATCGGATACCGAAGCTTGGATCACATTGCCAGACGTGCGCAAGATCGCAAAGCTGGTAGTCGCGGCTGTAGCCGTATTGTTGCACTGGCCGGCAATGCGCAGCGCCGAACCACCTGCGCCTACACACTTGAACCAGAAATCTATCGTAAAATCCCCGGAACCTAGCGTGAAATCTGCGTGATCGTTGGCTGTGACGTAATCGCCAGTCCCATCGAACAGACCGGACGCTCCGCCGAAGTGACTGTCCGCCGTATCGATCTGGGCATTGCCATTGGCCGTCCATGAATGCGCAGAGCCCCCGGAATTATCGTCCGTGAACGTCGTGGAAGCATCCGTGCCATCCATGTGGAGCAGGATTTTCGTGTAGGTATCATTCCCGGCCGCCAACGGGCTTGTGTAGGCCTGCAAGGCAGCCATCGGCCCGTACCCATCACCACGCGGCAGAACACCGGCCAAGACCTGCGTGTGCTGGCCGCGAAAGTCGTTCACGTCAGGCCGAAATTCTGGGAACGGAATGAACGTCATGGCGTCGGCGCATCCACACGAATGCCGGATGGTGACTTGCTGCGGCGCGATAGCTCCTTGATTTCCTCGAAAATCTCATCCCGTCGGCCTTTCCAGATCACGGGACCATTCGGAAAATCAGGATTGCGATTGAAGGCTTCCCCTTCAATCAGGGAGCCGAAAAGATACAAATCCGGATGTGTGCTATAGAGCCAATTGACACCACCCGATAGCGCCGTGATCTTCTGATAATACTCAAATTCCAGCGATGTCGATGTGGTGGGCCTGATCTTGAGCGTCGCGCCCTCGATCGTAAAGATCACCGGCGTTCCCGATGGCGTGGTCGGATATTCCCGTTGCAGCTTGGATGGAGTGACATATTCGAGGTCTTGCCGAATCGATGTGCCCACATTAGTGACCCTGATCCAGCTCAGATAGTCAGTCGGTAACGTCACCGAACCCGCCGATGGCGATAACGTTGTGGAAGTCTCCATCTGCCGAACCAAAAGCCGACGATTTGCACAAGCCTCAAAGATAGTGACAAAATCATCCAATTGAGACGTAAGATCGTCCCGCGCGAGCCATGAGGCGATCGACGTCTTAAGCTCCGCATAGGTCGTCAGGGGCATTTATTTGGTCCAGCCGACCATGTGGCTAGGGCCATCAGTCCGCAGATAGGCCCATTCAGGATCGTTAAGCTTACGGGCCACAATCTCATCCCACTCTGAGGATAGGTAACGAACATTGTGGCCATGTTGCAGTTCCTCATTGAGCCACTTCACCATGATGACAGCCGGAATGGTGGCAATATGCCGTCCCCAGTCGGATTTCTGCTCCATGGAGCGAAGTTGCTTGTTGCGTTCAAGGATCGGCTCTACATCCTGCTGGGAGACCGCAACAACTTCCCTATTGCCTGCTGGTATGATTTCCGTCTTCATTTTCGCAATTCATCTTTTCAAGAAGAGCTTTCATGTCTGCCTCAAGCTGGGCAATCAGGCGCAGGAATTTCACTTCGGATTCCTGTTCCTTCTTCCATTCGTCGAAATTGACCAGATTTGTCATTTGGTCAGCTCCACCAATGTCATAGTCGGCGTGGAAGCATCATTGCTGATGACCGAGACCTTTTGGCCAGGGGTTAGTTTGTAGCGCGAGACCCAATTGGCCGGCACGAAGGCGCTCGTAGAATCGGCCACTGGAGCTTCGCCGATCGCCACCCGAATTCCCGATGTCGAGCTGGTTGACAGGCCAGGTGCGGAGATTTCGACCATGTAGGTCTCGGAACCGACCGATGTCGTTGATGCCGCCGCACCACCGGCTGAATTGACAGCCAGAATCCTCGAATTGAGGATTCTCCATTCTGATTCGAAAGCCATGGTTACACCGCCCTGCGGATCACCGCATAAACCGTGCAACCCACAGCCGACGTATTCCCGCCCGACGTGATGAACCTGAGAGCATCGCCGGCATTGACATACTGGCCGGGATTGACCGCCACAGAGCAACTATTGCCCTGGTAGAGTCCGCCCGAGGCGAATGTCGTGGTATTGACGATCGTCGTATAGTTCGATGCGTTAGATGCGATGATGTTGTTGCCGATCTGGACCTGCAACGTCATGGCGGATGTGACCGAATCGTTCGGCCAGAAGCCAACTTCGTTGACATACCCCTTCCAGGGAGAGCCGATGTTGATAACCGACCCGGCTGGTGTGCCGCCGGTCGCATTGAAGGTCTGGATTACGGCATCCAGTAGCGGATGTATCACGTTGTAGGGCATTTATTTTGCTCCTTAGGCCGCTTTCTTGAGTGATTCCAGGAATTCCGCAAGCTTTCGTTCGGCCTTCTCCTTGGCTCGCAGATATCCGGGGTCCGCCGGACCTTCTTCGGCCCGTGCATTCTCGATCTGTGAAGCATTATGGCGCACCCGATCATTGATGAGCCGCCCTTCGGCCTCGATTCCAGAGAAATTCTCCCGCAAATCGGCCTTGAGCCATTCCGGCGTGAGAAAATCGGGCGAATTGAGGATTGCGCGAGCCTTGGCGCGGCGTTCGAGCGCCATCAGGTCATAATAGGAAGCCCAGAATCCGCAATCCCGCATTCTGAACGTCTTCCGAGCTTGATGGGCACTCGTTTTGATGTCGGCGAAGAAGTACCGGCCGACCAAGCGCGCAATATCGTGCACTTCGTGGTCGATGAACCAGAACGGGTAATCGTGGTTGTAGATGTAGCCGATCTTTTCCACCCATTTTGCCGTCATGGCCTGATAGGCAGGCGGGAACGTGCCGCCACCGATGAACGGCGAGCGCACGACACCAATTCCATCGGGGAAAAGTCGCGCTTTTTGCAGGACAATCTCATCAAATCCCGGCGTGGTGAGTGCATTGCAATCATGGCCCACGAGATAGAGATCGCCCGGACAATCGGTGAGCGCGCGGTCGGTCTTCTCGCCACGCGTATCCTCACGCGGCCGGATCGAGACCTTAATTCGCTTGTCGTGCGGCAATTCGCCGAGACGATCAATTGTCTCCTTATCATCCTCATCGACGGCAATCAGCGCATTGGTGTCATGGGATTTGACGTTCTTCCAAGTCATCGAGAACGACCACAGCAATTGATCGAAACGCTGCCTTGTCGCGACGATGATAACGAGCTTTTTCATTGCAAAGAGCTTTCCGGTGGCTCGGGCAGCTCCATCCATCGCGTCGGATGCGGACCTTCCTCATGCCAGGTGCGGATGTAACCAGCCTGCCAATACTGGATGCCGTGAAACTTCACATAATGACCGACGAAAATCTTCTTAGCCGTGATGGATGGAAAATATAGCAGGACTTCCCTTCCGTCCTTCGGTGCCGAATCCATGTCTTGCCATTCGCTCATGGGTGCTGCGTCCAATCCCTATGCAGCCGGTGAGGAGACGTCTTTGGCTCGCTTCTTGGCTTCTTCCGCCAGATCGATCTTTTCCCCCATCGTCTTCCGCATAAGCACAAGCGGAGGAACGTTCGGAAATTCGCTTTCCAGCCGGTCAAATGTCTCGGCTTTGCGTTCCAGCCACTGTCGGATAGTCCCATGATTGTAGGCCCTCAGGCCGATGTGCGTCAGGTTCAGATCGGGGTCGAGATAGACCTTGAAACCGGCCTGATGTGCGTGCTCGGCAAAGATATATCCCTCATCATAGACGCCGGATGGACGTTGAAGGTTGTCGAAAAACATCCAGCTCCGCTGGCCTTCCGGATTGAACCGATCCTTAAATTCGAGCCAAGGCTGATCCTTAGCAATCTTCTCCAGGCATCGTCGGCTGATCCTCAAGAACCCCGGTGTGACTGCCTGAACTTCCCATAATCCATTCTTCTCCATCAAGCCATCGGCCGGCCATCGCAGCGGAAAATCGCCGGAGTCATCCTTATACGGATAAGCACCGCCGACAATATCCACATCATGCTCGCATAATCGGACGAATTCGTTGGCCTTCCATTCCAGGTCGGTATCGACGAATACAAGATCGGAGCAATTGGCCGCATTCGGGTTAACCAAGAACTGCGAGGCGAGAAGGCTTCGGCCCCGAGCCACCATGCTATCGGCCTCACGCAAAATATAGGTGAAGCCCCATCCCTTTTCCGCGCATTGCGTCAATGCCTGCAACAAGCACGTCATCGTGCGCGTCATGATGGTGGCATTGTAGGTCAGGATACAGAGGCAAATGGCTTTCTTCTGCGGCTCCTTGGGCTTCTCGATGAAGCCCGGGGGCATCTGTTCGGCCACGAACCGATTGATTTCTTCCGCCGACAATGTCGTGAGATTGGTCATCAAATCTCCGGTAAGGGCGGACGGCTGGATGCCGCCCGCGAGTTGTCGCGTTTTGTTTACGCGCTAGTCACGTCGAACACGCCGCCCGAGCCTTTTTCGTTGCGTGCTTCCAACGTGTACTCGGTGAGCAACTGACGCTGATCGCTGTCACCCGTCTTGGCCAAATCCTGCGATAGCATGTTGCGGCCCTTGAGCGTAGCCAGGCCCCACATATCCATCTGGAGGATCAGGACGTCACGGGCCCGCATAAAGCGATCGGGCACCACCTTGAGCGAACCGAAATCACTCTGATAGACGTCAACAGTCGCCACGATCTTGCGACTACCGGCCTCCTCCATCGGGGTCGATCGGCCGGTGAAGGTCGAGAACTGTTGCTTATTGAAGCCACCGGCCAGGACGACGTTCGGATCACCGCCATTATTCCAGATCGACTGAAGCACGGTCTTCAACAGGGCCTCGGTGAAAGCCCGCATGGTGCCATCCGTACGGGTTGACGCTCCACCACCGAGGGATGACGGATCGGACCCGGTCGTGGCCTTGCTCGTATTGGAGAAGATATAGGCCAGCACGGCACCGAGAGCCCGCGGGACCGTCGGAGAACCGGACGCCTTGCCCTGATTGGCCAGGACAATCGTCTCCATGTCGCGCTTCAGCTCGCGACCCTTGAGCATGACCTGATAATCAAGCTCATCATCGCGGCCGGCATGGTCGACATTGCGTTGCGTGCCGGTAACGCGGGCCACCTTGTCAGAGATTTGCAGGATATTGCCGAGACGAACGGTAGCCGTCGCAGTGTCGGTCGTCGCGTCGTCGCCTTCCAGCACCGAGTTCACCGAGTTGACGGCGGCAAGAGCCTGCGTCTGCCATTCATGCAGGACCGCGGTGGCACGGGCCTTGTCGATGCCGCTGATGAACGGTGTTTCGGTCGGATCGACATTGTAGATGATGTCGGATAGATCTTCCCGGTTGCCGAAAGCCGAGAAGGTGTTGAAAGTACCAACGGGCATCGTCATTTTAGAGCTGCCTTTCTAGCGTCGAGAGGCCGCCCGCTTGGCCCGTAGCAAATCCACGGCCGCCCTGCTGGCATCCATTCCGCGCGCATTTTCCAGTCTTTTCTGTGCTTGCTCGATCGCAGACAGGGCTTGTGCGCCTTTTCCTTGCGCCACTCCCGGCCGCTGCGGTGGAGGCTTCACAACCGCCGTTATGGCCTTCGCATTCTCCCTTGCGGCATTGAAACGTGCGGCATCGTAGATAATCCGCTGCATTTCGGCCGCCCGAAAGATGGGCTCGTGCCATAATCGCGTCAGAGTTTCGGGCTCGATGCCAACACTGTCAGTAAGATAAGGCAAGATCACCTTTTCCCTGATTTCCGCCGCTTTCTTAGGATCGGCGAAATCCTTCGATTTAGAGATAAAGGTCTTGTCCTGCTCATCCGCCCACGTCTCAAAACGCTTCTGGCTTTCCTGGACCCGTTCGGTGCGAAGCCTTTCGTTCTCCGCATTCAATTGCCTGACCGAGTCCTGATGAGCCTGCCATTTAACATACCGAAATGGATCATTCTCGGCCAAATTCTGGATATCTTGCGGGGTTTTGATGTCCGCGAATTCAGATTTGGCCGTGAGCGTTTCAAGCGTGTTGGCAACCGCCTGTTCGTACCTCTGACGTTGTTCCTCAGCCGCTTGCTCTTTTGCCGCAAGCGTCTTGGAACGTTCGGAAGCCTCGTTCTGTGCCCTGCGAAGCGCGGCATGATCCTGCCGATCACGCTCAAGCAATAACTCTTGAGTGTCGCGATCGAGCTGTGACCAACGCTCGTTATGCTCCTTGGGCCATGATCTGGGACGGCTGAGGGGCGGCAAATCTGCCGGGTCAGATTCCTCGATCGTACTTTCGTCGGGAGCCTCCGCATCGGGAGGGGCGACGTCCTCAACAGGAGTTTCCTCCTGCCGGGATTCTTCTTGCCTGACCACCGCTGCCTTGGGCTCCGGCGCTGGTGGCTCCGGCTGTACCTGCTTGGCACGCCAAGCGCCAAGTTGTTTAGCCGCTTCCCGCACGCTGACCGGCGCATCATTGGCCAGAGCCGGCGTCGGAAGGTCAGATTGTTCGGTTTCGTCCATATCTCATCCCGCGAATTGCGTCAACTTTGCAGCCTTTCGGCCAGAATTCGCTCAATTTCCACTTCGGCAAGCTTGCCGTTGGCGATGATCTGAACGAGAAAATCGCGAACCTTTCCCAGCATATGGACGGCCGTCCAAAGCCGTTGACGGGCATCGTCATCGCGCAGCTCTGTCTGCTTCCACGCTCGTATGAAATCCTGCTCAAGTTGGATGAAAGCCTCATTGAACAGCTCATCGCTGAGGATTGCCCTTGCTCTGGCAGCCCGCACGGCATACTCGCGTAATTTGTCCTCGGCCATATCAATTCAACAGGAGGAAGGTTGCTTCCTCATCGTCATCTTGAGCGAGACGTTCCAGGGACTTGGCCGCGATTTCGATGTTCATCGATCGAACCTGGATTTCCCTGATCTTTGCGGTTGCCGTCACTGCCTCAAGAGAAGATCGCAGCCGCCTGGTTTCATCGACGAGGGATTGGCCCGCCTCGGACTCTCTTGCAGCCGTAATCGCTTCCTCGGCCGCATCGGTGGCCTTGGCCAGGGTTTTGCGTGCGGTGGCCCCAAGACCGGCCTGTATTGCCCGAGCCTCACGAAGCGCCTGCAAGGCCCATTGGATTTCCTCCATGAACCGCTTGCGGCTGTAACTGGTGCCAAAGCCGCCGCCCGGGCTCGGACCAACGACCGGCGTTTCGCTCGTATAATAAGCCAGGCCGCCGAGCTGGCGCAGGAAGATGCTCCTCCAGCCGCCATGCGTTACTGCTGGAACGGAGCCCCAGCGAAAGGTGGGGCCGATTATTCTCATGCCGGATCAACCGTGATGATCGGAAGCGCCGCCGCGTCAGTCGTCAAGGTCGCCGTCCATGACGCCGTCGAATCGTCTTCCTTGGTCACCGTCATGGTGCCGGCAGCCACCGAGACCTTGTTGCGATTGAACCGCAGGGCCTGCCGTACCGTCCTGACCGATGGCGAGCCGGAATCGGTTCCGGTGCTCATGTCGCGATCGAGCAAGGCATCGGCCACCGATGTGCGTTCGCCGGAAGTCAAGGCGTATCCGGTCTTGTCGTTATTCGTTCCGACCGTGACTGAATCGCCGAGGATCGTGGCGCTCACTTGATCGGAGAAATCAGTCGGATCGCCGCTCGCAGCCGTGATGTGATAAGCCAGGTCACCAACCGTGTTGGTATCCGTCGTCGTCAACGCCACCTTGTACCACCCACTGGAAATCTCCGTGACAGTGCCACCGGCAGCCGCAAAGGCACCGCCGGATTTTGACAAGTTGACCGAGGGACTGGCACCCGTCAGCGCACTTATATGGTCTGACGATTGAACCATAAGAAAGACACGTGTGTAGGTCGTCGATTGCTTGAGCGTCGCCATCTAGCTGGCCTGCATCTGCCGACGTCCAATCACTGAGCCAATCAATGATAATGTCTTGCGAAACTTGGCAATAAATGAAGGAGCGCCAGTCGGAAGTTCCATTATGAGTGTCAATGGATAAAACATGAACTAGATTCTGCGGACCGACCAAGGGAAAGCTCGCCCTGTCCCGGCTGTTTGCTTGAGAGTGAATTTAGCCTGCGTCGTTACTGCCATCGGCGGAAACACCTTGGCACTCGCGGTTCCTTGACCATGTTGATACGATTTCATCCACATTTCACGGTAATTACTGCCATCTACCATGTCATAACAACGGATTTCCACTAGATCACCAAGGGCAAGATTGACCATATCAACTGACAGAACATAGGTTGCAACCGTGGTCGGCGTGGCAAGCGAATGCTCTGTTCCTATCGATGCCGTCTGCGTTCCCGATGAATCGACCGCCCAGCTCATTTGTAAACCGCATAAAGAGTGATGCCACTTGCTGCCGCCGACGCTCCGTCGCTTTGAATCCGTGCTGAAATTCTCGTTCCAGCAGGAATGAAAATCGGATAAAAAGGCGATACGCCCTGAAGCGACTGTCTTCCCATAAAATAATTGGAAATGATAGGAATCTCGTTTCCAGCAGAACCAATTGCTATGTCCAGCAACCTGTTTTCATTGGAATAGGCGCTTGAGGTCTGCCCAGGCCCCATCGTAGCGATAACAAACCCAAGATAATCCCGAGACGAAGATGCAGTCAAAGCCGTATAACTCCCCTTCGTATTGGCCGACGCATTGGGCGTTATATTCGTCGGATTGGATGACCAGCCAATCGTATCAACCCCGGAACCGACAGAAGGAGCAAACCCGGAAAAGGTCAAAATCTGCGCAAAAGTATTGGTCTGATCGAATGTGCACCGAGCAGAAATCCTTGTTCCCTCCGGAATGTAAATAGGAAAACACCAATGCGCCGTGGTTCCATGATTTGATCCATCCCCTTGTGGAGTGAATGCAAGATTTGGAATTATCACAACCTCGCTGCCGGCTCCGCCGATTGCCACGTCAATGATGGAAGCCCAATTTCCCGAGCTATCATACGAATGAATAACGTCGATGAATGACGTAGCACTGGGAGTCGATGCACTGTACTGAATGAAGGTGTTGACAGGTGAGAGCTTGATTCCCCTCGAATTTGCCGCATCGCTGCCGATATCCGAGCAATTACAGACATCATCAAGGTCGAAATTGCCCATTAGCCGCCCGTTGCCGCGTTCAAGATCGCCCGGACGCCAGTCGTCGCCGATACCGAACTGCCATTTACATAGAGCGGAATATTGTTGAGTACCGTCAATGCTTGAACGGTGGAGAATGCCGACGTGGCACGCTGGACGGCCGTATAAATACGCGTGTCGATCGCATGGGTGCTGTTGGGCGTAGAATCCGCAGTTCCCAACGTGCCATCCGTATTCAACGGAGCCGTCGCCATTGCATTCAAGGTATTTCCAGAGGCATCATCGATATAAGCGCTATTTACCGTCTGGATATCATAGGTCAACTGCAACAGTCGGGCACAAAGTTGCTCGATACTGTTCTTATTCTGGATTGCCTGAGTCTGTGGTGTGACAGCCATTACTGTGCGCTCCCATTTCCATTTGGTTGATCGATCGCCGATATCGCATGGCTCGGCCTTCCGTCCGCTCCACGCACCAGTGTCGTCTTGCGAGGCGCCGCCGCCGCCATATGCGTGCGGGCAATCATATCCGCAAGCGTCGCCATGTGCTGCGTATTGGATTCATGCTGCCGTGCCAGATGCGCCGTCAGATGGCCCAGCATTTCCGAAACAGGAGCCATGGCGTCGGTCACGATCCCCTGCCGGTCACGCAACGCAAGCTGCCTTTCCTGCATATCCATCATGTGCTGTTCGATCCGCAATTGCTTGTCAAGCTCGAACTTCTGCCTCTCCAGCAGGGCCTCATGAGCGAATTTCTGTTCCTCTGCCTTCATGTCGGCCAAGGTCTCGGCGACCTCACGCTGGATCTTGGCCTGCGAATCCGCCTGAGCAAGAGCAATCTTCCCCTGAACCTCCATTACCTTCGGATCGGGCGGTGGTCCCTGCTGTTGCTGCATCTGCGCCATCATCCGGGCCTGCGGGCTATCCGGATCGGTCACATAGGGCTCGATCGTCTTCATGTCGATCAGCTTGGCGTATTCAGCCATCGAGTTGTACAGGTTCTTGTCGCTGACCATGGCCGGAGAAATCTTTCGCAGATTGATCTGCCCATTGATGAATCCCTGAAGATGAACAAGTCGCTCGGTCTTGGAGCCCGTGCCGAGGCCTACGCTGACCGTCAAGTCGTTGCGAGTTTTCCAATTGCGAGGATCGACCGTCACCCACTGATTTCTCAGCCTGACCGTATCTGCCTGCTGGCCATATCTCCGCGTCACGGCATGGAGCAGGTAGAACAAATCCTTGATGCCGGTCTCGGCAAATATCCGGGCGATCAGTTTGATGCGCGCCTGCGCCGCCGTATAAAGCTGATTGGCTGCCGTCGCGCTCTGGTTCTGCAACGCATCCGCATTCAATCCCTGACCCTGCCGACTGACGCCCGTGCGCCATTCCCGCGTCGAATCGAAATATTCCACCAGCGGATAGATATGCTGTCCGATCGTCGGAATCGATTGCCATACAATCGCAGCCCCGGCATTGGCCTTGACCCGAATCGGTCGCCCAGGTGCCGAAATCAGTAAATCATCAATCGTCGCCTCTCCGGTCTCGGATTCAGACACCACGGGCCGCGGATTGTTGGCCAGATAGGCATTATCGAGCAGCGCCCGGATCGATGCCGTCTTGATCTGCTGGATATCCATAACCAGGTCAGCAATCGACCGGCCGAAAAACCGATGTGTAATGATAACCGGCGTCATCGCCGCAAACGGCATGTAATCTTCTTCAACAATATCCGGCTCGCCATCCTTGGTAAGAACCTGCGACTGCTCTCCTCCAGTCGTGATCCGCCACAGCCTAGGATTCCCGTCCCGATCCATATCCATATGGATGTAATGCTCGGTCACCCGAACACGCCGTGCCGCCTTGTTCAGGCTGAAGTCCCGACTCCCCATGCCCTCATCGACGGTATCGCGCGCGTTCTCCTCGCCAGTCTGCGACGTCTTCGAAGCATAGGTCTGAAGCGTGTTCACCTGATCCGGGTCATACCCTTCAGCAATCAGATCGGACTGAATCCTCGGAACCTCGTGGAAACAGTAGGTGCAATCCTTGATGTTGCGGGCATTCCTGCTGATGCCAAACTCCTCCGGTGGAACCGGCAAGACCTCCGCACAGCCATAGGTGCGCTTCCTGGCCACCGTAAAATCATGCAAGACCGTCTCGGACGATGGATTCATCTCATCGCCCGGATTAACGCAAACCTTCGTCGCATGCTCGACAATCTCGACATCCGGATCGGATGCAACAATCGCAAAAACATCCTCACTCTGATCCAGATAAGTCTCAGTCTCCGTCGTCTCCTTCTGCTCCCACCTGACCTTGACCACTCCAACCTTCGACAACAGGGCATCCTTGCAGAACGTGTAGATGATCAGAAAGCCAGGATTGCGCTGCATGAAGATGTGATTGATGTAATCCGTCTCCTGCTCTGCCGCCTTCACATCCTCCGGACCCACCGGATTGAACTGCACAATTTCATCGCCCGCCGTGAATATCTCCATCAGGTTGGGCATCAGACCTTCGACGGAATCGCTTACATCCATCGACACGGCCTTGGACCTGCCCGGGATCGTCGGAAGATCACTCGTGACATCGCCCAGGTAATAATCCATCGCATTCTGGCGGTCAGTCGATAGCTTGCTGGCAGCCGCCGCAGACAAAGCATCCTGCTTCTCGGCATCGAGCAGGGATTTAAGCTCGGAGAGCGAATACGGATTAGGCTTGAGCTTGGCCATTATTTCTTTCGCCGCGATACGCTTCCCTTGCCAGTCCGCCGCGCCTCACTAAGCGCAATCGCAACAGCCTGCTTCTGAGGCTTCCCAACAGCCATCTCAGTCTTGATGTTGGAAGAGATAGTCTTACGAGAAGAACCGCGTTTCAGGGGCACATCACTTCTCCTTCACAGCACATAAATCCAGCGTCTTCTCCAAAATGCGCTCCGCCCTCTCCGCCACCTTCACCGCAGTATATGCGTTGATGACCATGTAAAGCACGTTGAACACCACCAGAGCCAAAATCATGGGCGACGACTTGAGGCTATCGATGAGATTGGACGCTACCCTGCCACTCTCCTCAATCGCGCCAGGATTCATGCAGCGATTGGCCGTATTCGCTTGCCACGCAATGGAACGCGCGGATTGCCTCGAAAGTCTTTCAGACCCTCTGGTATTTCGCCCAATTCCCAAGCAACTCCCTTAGGATCGTTTGAACAAAGAAAAAGCCCATGCGCAATCTTAAATCTTATCGATTCCTCAGTATAGAAAATGCAGCCCTCATCAAGAGGCCACGTTACACCACTGTCATAATAGGTATAAACTTCCAAATCCTGCGGAGCCTGCTTGAGCAATTCAATCAATTCCATGACTTTCATTCAACGACCATCCCAAATGGCATTTCCTCAGGCTTGAGTCGATAAACGCGCCAACCATTGCACGAATCCCACATGGTGCCATCCTCAAAGAGAATCGCATGTGCAGGCCGTGTCGAAGCGCCAGGAACAAAAGTAACCCAATTGCCGCCTTCAGAAGGACTGACCGCTATCGTTCGGATTTCCCTCAAGCGTCATCACCCTCTAGCCGCCGATTGATTGACTCAAGCTCCTGTATCGTCGCAGGCATCTGCGCAAACTGAACCGCACGTAGGGCAGAAAGAATGGCCTCGGAATGGTCAGATACAAACTCCGCCATGCGGTCGCCATCATACTGAGGATCACGCGCCGCGTCGAAATCAGCAATCAAAGCCGCAAGCTCATCGGCTAGATTAGTGCTCATGATTTGGGCCGCATTTCACGAATATTCAGATAAATGCTTACCAGAAAACAAAACACAGCCACCACGAAAAATCCAAAGCCAAAAAACCAACTTTTAAATCCGTACAACGCTATGAGGTGTGCCAGAAAAAAAGCCCATCCCCGAATTAACCATTCGCCTCCTGGCATCGACTGAAGATTATCGAAAATCCGATTCGCAATGTTTGCTATCATCATGCTACCGCCACAGGCTGGAAATCCAGTTTACGCCAAAACTTCGCAGAGCTGACAGGCTCGACATACGTCACAGCCATCATCCCGAACGCATCAGCCGCATGTGACGACCAATCATGGTCAGGCCCAAGCCCTATGTTGCGCTGACTGTCCCGACGCTCATGATAGAACCCTAGAGCATCCCGACCTGCCTCCGTCGTCTTTGCATTGAACCATAGCCTCGACCCGAGCCGCCGGATTGCCTCGATCCGCATAGCAGCTGCGCCCGGTCCCTGATTGGGCACAACCGTCACCGAGAACCCCGCATCCTGCAGATGCGCCTTGTACGTCTTGCCCGTGATGTTGTTCGTATTGATCCCATCATGCGGCAGAACACACTCAGCACGCTCGTAATCGTGCTTGCGAAGCCAATTGACATAGAAGGCGAGCACCTGACCAACTCCCTCGCAATAATCGAGTACTAGGATACGATCGCCTACGAACTGGCAGACCCAGATACAGAGGGCATCAGCCTTTGCACCGGCACCACCGATGTCCCAATAAGCTCGAAGCGGCAATAGAGGATCAACGGCGAGGGCGGTGATTCTTCCTTCCTGCTCTGCCTTGGCAAGCAACTTGGCGAAGTAGGCACCTGAGAAAGCCTTCGCGTACTCACCTTCCCAGATATGATCGTACCTTTCGGCATAATGTTCGAGGTCATGCAGACGCTCTTTTTCAAGGACATCGTTCCACCATGGATTATCACGCCAGTTCGTCCGTACGACGATGGCATTTGACGGCGGATTGATCCGGAAGAATTTATCGATCGCATCGATTTTGCGCGTTGGGTTCCATCCTGCCCAAATTTGGCTTTCAGGAAGACGAATCGTCGGGCGCAACAGCTCAAGAGAGCGTTCTGAGAAATTCTGCCCTTCCTCGATATAGGCAATGCGGAAGCCTTCGAGCGATTTGATCGATTCGGCGGTGTGATCCTGCATTCCGTTGAAAATGATCGTTCCGTCCCCTGGGGTTTCAATACGATCATGCCAGACCTTGAAAAGCTTCCCGAGGCCGAATGACTGGATTTTGCTTTCAAGGAGGAACTTGCAGGATTCCTTGAGGGTCCGTTGCACCTCACGCAAGCAGACTGCGCGAGTTCCAGGAACCATGACGCATTCTTCAACGAGCATTTCGCCAAAGAAATGGGATTTGGCCGACCCGCGACCGCCATAGGCCGCTTTATATCTCGCCTGATCGAGGAGCGGTCGGAAGATCGGGGCTGTCGGAATGTTCAGCGTGCCCGTTTTCTCGACCATTTGCGCTATCGTGCTTTGGCTTTGGCGCATTGAGAATCGTTCGGCTGATTTGCTGGATCAGGTTCAGGGGATTCTGGCCGCCTTCGAGGGTGGTTGTTTGCAGTCGCGAGTGAAGATATGGGGCGGCGGCTTTTGCAGCTTCGAACCGAAGATTTTCGTCGACGAGGGGATTTCGCAGGATATTGAGCATATAATCAAGAGGGGACAATCCATGCTCAAGACGACTTTTTTGCAACAATTGCAGCTTTAGATCAGCTTTATTCGGAACACCTTTTGGCCGTCCTCTTTTTTTTACGGTTTCCATTTGCGAATCAATCTCACTAAGGATTATTTTCCGCGCCGTCCTCTGGATATTTTCCCGAGTGTGATTGCGAGGTTAGCTTCTTTGCCGAGGAGACCGCCTGCGGATTTTTTCTTTTGCGCGAATGCTTGGGTGGACATACCGGCGCGTTTAGCTTTGGCGGAGAAGGCGCCGGGACGTTTGATGGCGCCTGCGATCCATTTAGTTTGGGCCATGGTGTTTCCTGAGGGGTGGTGCAGGGCCGATGGGTAGGACTGGGCATCGGCCCTGCGAACCACGAGAGACGCTTGCGGGTGAAATGGGGGTTCATCCCGCAAGTAATTTGCGTCTGCCATGGAGTGGGGAGCAGGTCAAGGGCGGCGGCTAGCTTGTTCACAGGTTGGATGGATTGAGCGAGTGGACTGCACTGCGTCGCGCGTTGCGCTCCTTAGTGATCCTCGGTCGCAAGCGACCTGCGGGCGGCTGTTGTGGGTTGGGTTATATGACGCGCGAGCAGATAGGGGCTAGGAATACTTTGTTTGTCAAGTGGGTGCTTATGTTGTTGATTTCATTGGTGAACATTGTGGCTTTTGCGAAAATGTTCCATAATACATTGTGGCTCAATTGTGAAATCTGCGCAATTTTCTTGCTTTCTCGATATCTCCTATTGACATCCTCCTAATATCAGATATCTTGTATGCACCACAACGGAGAACCCCCATGACAGCAACACAATACATCAACGAATCACTTCTCGGATTTACCAATCCAGACTCCTCATGTCCGTTTCTGTCCACGTCGAACAGTAGTGACGCCTGGTATATTGGCCGGTGGCTGAATCAAACACATCGAACAGCACCGCGTGATGTACGCAAAAGCCGAGGGGACACTTGGCACATCAATGGCATGAAGGTGCGCCTGAACTACATCCAAGGGTGCACAGAGATTGAAAGGATTGCGTGATCGCAGCGGATGCCGGTTGCGGCCGGCATCAACGGCGACCACCGCCAACACGGGAGAGTACCATGAACATCAGACGCGGAACCTGCAACTTTGTGAGCATAGCGGCCGCTGTGTCCTACTACGTCCCCTATTACGGATGCCGCATAGAAGCGGCCCTCGCCGTTGCCCGCAAGATCAGGGAAGGCGAAATCCAAGTCGGAAAGCCCCAGGTGCTTCCGGGCGAACGCCTTGTCCTGATCGACAATCGCACCCGCTACGCCATTCTAGACGCCATTCTAGAGGTCTGATCCATGTCGTGGATGACCGACAACGCCGACCGCTTGCGCGAGGAAGCCCAGATGCGCCGCAATCGTGGGCAGTCCGTCGGCAAAAACGCCAAGGGCTGGGATGTGAAGCGGCCGGACCCTACCGACGATCTAGAGCTGATCCGCGCCAAGTACAAGGCGATATTTGCCGACCACTGGACTGGCGTTCTCGCTGACTACCAGTGGAACAAGCTACCCGATGACTGCAAAATTCCCTTCTGATGGAGGAATGACTTGGACACAATTCAAGTACCGCGAGAACTATTGGAGAGCCTACTAGGCTTTGCCGCTTCACACTTGCGCGCCCTAGAGTGTCGCCAAAACACCAAACTCAACGCAACCGGCAAAATCCTGATTAAGGAAATCGTCTACCAAACCGAGGCATTGTTATGGCCATCAACCTGACGATCGATGAAATCCGCTCCGGCACCGTGCGGCAGGGAAACCTGCCGTGCGTGCCGCCGGAAACCGCAAAGGCCCGCGCGCAATTGCTGGCCGATGCAAAGCTCGTAAGCAAGCGCTTGCAGCAACCATGCGATCTCGGACTATTCAGCACCGAGCACAATCAACTCACCCTGCTCTGAGACACACCCATGATCCGCGATTGCATCGACGGCGTGCTGTTCGTCATTGCAGCTTCCGCCCTCATCTGGTGGATGGGAACCCTATCCGCGATCCAGTGGTGATCCAGCACGCAAAACTACAAATGGCTGAACTTTCCCAGGAGGATCAGTCATTGCCAAAGGCTCATGCTCAAGATTTTTGTTAAGTTTATCAATCTTTTGCTCCAATTGGTTCACTTGTCGCTGCAATTCCTGCACTGCCGCAACCACCATCCTCAAGTTCATTTCCATTGGTTCACTCCTGAGACCGGTTAGCGTTTATTCTCGCAGCCGAGGTCGCCGATGCGTTATTTTCCTACCCTATGCCCGACACCGATCTACCGAGAAAGCCCATCCACGACCCTCCTATCTCGCTTGAGAGGTTACGGCTCGTCTCTCCAATCCTCCAGTGCCCGGATTCTGGTTTCCAAAGCCTCGATCATGAGCAGACAGGCTGTGATATCAGGACCGATCCGGCCAAGCGAAACATTCGATCGCAAGGATCTATCCCGATCATAACCATGGCGCACAAGCAATTGCTCAATCCATTCTTTTCGTATTTGGTCCCCAATCTCGATTTGACGCTTTTTTGCCTCAAAATCAGGATCGGATAATCCGCGACCCAGTCCTGATAGCCATGCCGGCAATCCAAGTGCGCTCATATCACGGGCCTCAATTGTTCGAAATCCATTCCCACGCTGTGATCCTTGCCAAGGAATGACACGAGAATTTCCGCCCTTGCCTGTGCATTGTCCGCCGATTGCAGCTGCCCGATGAACCCGGAAAACGGGCCTGCAACAACCTCGACCGAATCGCCAGCGCACATACGCTCGACTGCCCGCGTCTGATCAAATGCCCCGACCATTTGGCTCGCCTTGAGGGCCGCCACCATGGCGACGTCGCGCGGCCCCATCCTCTTTGGTGCACCGTCGGCAAGCACTAAGTCACATACCCCCTGAACCTGCCTGATCGGTGACCATGGCTTCTCAAGCGGATCGAATCCAACGAACAGATATCGGGCGAGCAGGGGCCGTTCCTCTGCCCTCTTGTATCGCGCGTGCCTGATCCACCGTTTTTCCATCGGCAGATAGGTCGAGTAGCCCAATCCTTTTATCCCGGCCTCGGCACGCGCTTCACATTTGGCATGCGTGTAGACCACGAACCAGCCAAAGCCCGGACGAATCGCATCGAAATCGTCAATGCACATGGTTCACTTCTCGAATCTGCCGACTGGCCGAATCGTCCCCATTCGAGTCAGCTCATCGTAATTGGATCGCTCGATATCTACCGCAGGTTCCGAGCCTCGATTCATGAATTTTTCGAGCGCTGATTTATCAATATAAACCTTGGCTGGGGGGACATATTTCAGGTCTAGCCATTCCGGCCATTGAGTGGGAACCGTATAAAACTTGGTTGTTCCACGTATTGCTGTAAATAGTGCATACGGCAACCATTGAAGGTGATGAACGAAATAATACATCCATGCCTCGAATTCTTTAGTTATATCCCTCGGATCAAGGATGAATAGTGAGTTTTTCTTGTCACTAGGCAAGGTTTTGATAAAAGTTTCGACCGTCTCTGTGTACCGACGCGCCGTTGGATTGCTCAGATTTGCCATTCGAATACCTCTTCAGCAGTTCCTCGTGAGTGGGAAGACCGGGGCGCCATCCGATCGGTTCATTTGCCTGTCCAGTCGAGCTGGGAAGGTTCGTGGCTTCGTATTCCTCCCAGCGCCGCTGATGGAGCCAGGTCACCGCCTGAGCCACGTAGGGGCTTCCCACGGCGTTCTTGGCGGCAAGCTGAGCAGCATACCGCCTGGCCCCAGCAATGATCACCTCGGGATCGACCCCCGATTTGATCGCAGCCACGAATTTCTTTTTTGCCGGCGTCGGCGGGTTTGAGCCATCCCGTTTCGGATAGGCGGCCCAAAAATCAGGAAACCGATCGAGGGATTTGGGAGCCATCTGCCCAGAAACTTGCTCCGTGGAGATTCTTTCTTTCTTCTTTCTTTCTTTCTTTTCTTTCTTAGAGTCCTTGTTTGTTTTTTCTATCGTATTTATGGCCATCGAAGGAAGAAAGTTGGGAAATTCTTCAGTGTTTTCAATTGTCACCGTGACAGGCTGTGACAGCCTGTGACGCTCACGACAGAGTCTTTGGCGCTCGGCTGCACGCTCCCGCGTTCTCTGCAATTTAGCAAAATCTTCCTGTTGATCGATGACAACTGCGTCGACGATCTGCTGGGCGCTCATGCCCGAATCGACCATGATCTGGAGGATGGCGGCGCTAATCATGCTGGTCTCCCTTTTTTCTGGAGGCCAGGGCTTGCGCGGTGGAACAAAATCCCCTATACAGGATTTGTACGCACCGGCAGCTAGACCCTGCCTCGACTGGTTACCTTGTCTCTCTGAGCCGGCCACCTCCACGGGTGCTGCCGGCTCATCCTTTTCATGGTCATCCATCTGCCATGGATTTGTCAACTCCTAGACGCCTAGGATGATGCGCAGCGTTTCGACGTCGGTTCTAACCTTTTCCTCGGCCTCTAGGCGCCGAGCGATCTTATTGCAGGCATGGAGTACCGTCGTATGGTCCCGCTTGGCCATCAGGCGGCCGATCGCCGGCAGCGACAGCATCGTGTACTCACGCGCTAGATACATCGCCACCATGCGCGGATAGACGATTCTCTTTGTACGCAAGGGAGAGAGCAGAACACGCAGCTCGATGCGAAAATGGCCGCACACAGCCGTTACGACCTGTTGCAGAGTCGGCCTCGTCGGAAGACTCAAGTCGATGGTGTCAATATTTTCTTCTGTGGATAACTTTTTATCCTGTGCGAACTGTGGATAAGTCGCTGCAATATCTTGAACAATTGGTTTAGACAATTCAGTCAACAGCCTTTGCTGGACTGTCTTTTTTCTAAATTTATCGACCTTGGCTATCAATTCCCGTCGTCGATCTTTCTGTGCCTGCCTCCTGGCTCCATAGGCCCGACGTGAAAGGATATCCAGCTCGGTTGACACATGCCCGTTCATCGGCCGCATGAGGCGCTCACGTCGGTCCCTTGCCTCGATCGGGTCAAACATCATTGTCCTCCCATGATATGCCCATCTTATCGCGAAGTTCATCAGATGCTTGTGGCATTGAAATGCCTCTTCAGTTCATCGGTGAGTTCTTTACTCGGTGGATCTTTGGCGTAGTTGGTCTCCCGCCACCATTGCTGGCGAAGGGGGAGAGGAAGCTGGCGCCAGTGCTCTGGGCAGACGTTGTTGCCACACTCGCGACCGCAGACGAGGCATCTTGGCATGGAAAACTTCGTCATTCAAACCTCGCTGTGATATGAGGGCGGAGAAACTTATAAACTCGAAACACGAACCGCACGATCGCAGACCTGGCGTGATGTTAGTCTGCTTGCCAAAATTGCGGCCATCCGGCCCAGGAGTCATCATAATTGCCACGCCCATTTCAAACCTCCACGATCTTGATTCCGTACTGGGCCTCGACCAATTTCTTCTTCAGCTTGTACAACGGAGTGCGGACGCCCTTCACATCTTCGATAACCGGCCGAATAGGCTTCGTAATATGATACCTAAAGTCGGCGACATAGGTGCAGATATAGTGGCCGTTAATTTCGATGGGAAACCGCGGCTGTAGTTCTATTTCGGTAATCTCCCGTCCCTTCATCAACAACAGCAGTTCAGAATATCGCTTCGCCTCCTTCTTGCTTGCAAAGCGGATGCCGTCGACAATGGTGGGCTCGGCGCGGTACTTGTGGGGCTTGGAGATAGCTAAGATCATAGCGTCCTCGTATCTATCCACCAAGCGATAAAGAAGGTGATCGGAGCGTCAGATCGCTTGTCGGGGCTCAAGATTTGGCCGCACACTATCGGATCAGCTCCGCGACGAGCAGGCAGCACCCCGAGCTGATCGAACAACTTCAACTCCAACGCCTTGTCGGTTGCCTCACGGATTTCCGCCCGCGCGAGCTTGAAGGGAAAGTCGACGTCCCTGAAGTTGTCCGCATAATAGCGCGTCACTTGCTTTCCATCGTCCGTGACATCCCCATAGGAGGCCTGTATCGGCTGGTCACTGACATAGCGTCCATGGCCAGCAGGCAAGATTTGCGCAAACTGTAGCCGCCGATCAAACTTATACTTTCCATCCCGCGGTATCGGGTTCGTGCGCTTTGTCCTGATCGCGAAAATATCGATGGGGAAAGGAGGAACGATATAGTAGCCGTGTTCCAGGGCCATTTTGATCTTGCGATAGAAGTCTATACGCCGTCCGATCTTGGCAAGCTGATTGCGCCATCCCTTCTGGTCCCACTTTTTCTGCTGATGCAGAGCTAATTGCTCGTTTGCTTCAGCACTCTCATTCTTGAGAGATTGGATTTTGCGTGCAGCCCACAGAATCAGCGACCGCTGACCGGCCTCCATATCCTTTGGGCTGGTTGCGATCACGGTGAAATCCATCGGCTCGTCGACGACAGTCGGTACGATCACGGCATTGGTGTTGCTCATCGCTTGCGTCCCTTCTTTCCATTGGCTGGCCTACGCTTAATCTCCCGGTCGATTGCCCAGATCGGCGCGGGTCTCGTTTTCATAACGTTCTCGATCGGGCGATGTAATCTGAGGCAATTTTTCTTGCCCGTCTTTCCATTTCGGAAGCGAGCATAGTTGCGGTGTCCTTGTCCGAAAAAAGCACGGATTGCCCAATGATGCCATCATCGGAGCGCATGGCGACTCTAAAGCCATCCTCTGTCGAGAGGATCACAATCTCTAGAACGAAAGTCTCATCGGTCATCGCTTCCTGCCTTTTCTTTTCTTACCGGAGAGCATCCCGAACAGGCGAATGTAGTGTTGTCGATACATCTCTTGTTCGGTCCACGTCATGCGGCAAACGGCATCCTGAATCGCCAGGAATTCGGTGTCGTCAATTCCCTCGAATTTGTGGGTCAACTTGGCCAGCATAAGCGGCCCGCAGTGAAGATATTTCGCAGACGGCTTAGGCATCATCAGCCGCGCCCCTTCTTTCCATTGACCCGTCGGTGCTTAATCTCCCGGTCGATTGCCCTGCGCAGCAGATCGGCGCGGGTCTCGTTTTCCTGCAATACCGCATCCATCCGCGCCATGGTGCCCTGCGGCAGCCGCGCCGGCATCTGTTCCTCGTAGAGTTTCGGCCTGCCCAAATCGTCCTCCAGAATTTTTCGATATCGGTATTGACAGAGGCGACAATATCAGATATCACATCGTTGTCAACGTGAGATTGGTGGAACGGAGGACGGATGGAAAGTCGGGGCTCAAAATGCTAAATCTCACACATAGATGGCTCTTGGTGAAGATATGTCACCCCGCATCCGACAAACACGATCGACGCCTGGTGGTCGATAAGTGGTTCGACGCTTGCGAGCGCGAAATGGTCCGACTGTTCGGCGAACCGCAGAAGGACGAAAAATGAGCAATCCGCGCATAAACTGGAATGCGGTTGATCGCGAAGAAGATGAAATCTTGAGCGATCCGTCATTGTCAAATAAAGAAAAAAACAAGGCTGTTAACGATCTCTATCGCGAGCTGCGTGATGAATATCGTGAGCGTCGCATTCGACGGGGAGAATAAAATGACCGATCCATTCTCGACCGAGGCCCTTGTGGAGTGGCTGAGGAAACAGCCGGCAGAAGGCCTATACGACTATGGCGATCCATGCGAGTGCCTATTGGCTCAGTACATTCAAACGGTAGTTCGCGCTCCGATTTGCGTTAGCTCTCGTCATTGGTGTGTGGCAGAATCTGATGAGTTCATTACCGATAATAGCTTGCCTGCCGGATGGGACGATCTGTCGTTAGGTCCACCCGACACTATCGAAAATCATTTCTCATGGACCTTCGGTCAGGCCCTTGCCCGTGCCGAGGCTCTGCTGGCCAAGGAGAAATCACAATGACCACATGGATCAGCGACCAGAATGGCAACAGGTGCTCCGTCGAATATTGGGGCACTAAAGAGGACGCCCAGCGA